TAGTTGAACAGGTACGCGACAACTTTTTCGAAAACGAAGTTCATGAGCTTTATGCTTATGATCTTTCGTGGTTGAAAGAGAACGCGACTTATTCCTTAGAATTGCTTCCAGACGGTTGGATCGTCGGCACTTCTTTGGACCAAAAATCTGGGCGACTTAAAACAAGTACCAATAACACTATCGCTCATATTATACTCACTTTTTGCCATTACTTAAGAGTTTGCGATCAAAAGCATCTTCAACCAAGTTATGAGCACGCTATTTCAGTCATTGCGCCTAAATTATATTCAGACGATAATGTGGGAGGGGCACTCGACGAAAGTTGGGTGTCCCTACCAGATCTTCGGGCAACCTTCCAGCTTGCTGGGTTTGATATTAAGGATTATGTTGTTTCCAATAGTGTCGAAGGCTTGGTTTTTCTAGGTGCCGCTTGCGGCACGTGGATTTACCGTGGTCATCGATACTTTGTTCCAATTTATCACGAAAGTCGAATGTTATATGCTCTTCAGGTCGTGGGAGGGAGGATGCGCTCGCGTGAGCGAGCAGAACGAGTTTGTGGGCTTGCCCATAATCTTTGTTTTTCCCCTTCTTCCAAGGCTGTTGAGTATTTAGCTAACCAACTAAAGGCTAGAGGGTTGTGGCCTTCTGATATTCCTCTTCCGAATATGGAAGAGATTAGGCGCTCCTTTGTGTTTTGATCCCATTGGGTGAGGCCTCGTCTAGATAGGGCGGGGCCTCTTTATTAGGGGTGAATTGCCCTGCATTGCAGCGTAGTTCATCTGATCTAGACATGGAATCAATTGCTAGTTATCCAGCAATTACTAGTGATATACACACTGGAAAATCGTCAGCCATGCTCAATAAGCTAGAGGCTGCAAAATGTTTAACTGGGGAGGGTAAAGCATGGTTTATAGAAGCCACTGACCCTTTTCACGACACTGCTTTTAAAGCAGCGGGTTATCCTGACACAAACTGTGCCAGTTCTATTGTACAAACTGTCAAACAATCCCAAGAGTTTGGTATACCAGATACCGAGGATTTTGATGGAAATTGGGACTGTAACATTGTATTGTGGCCTAACCCTATTCAGTTTTCGGGCGTCCTTTTGGCCCAAAGCTATGGTGCTTTTTATTCTCTTCCCACCACATCTGGTGTTGCTCCTTACTCTGTTGGAGGCGTGACTGCGTTATGTGCCCCTAGTGGTAGTGAAACTTATGGAAGTAGTATTAGCATAAATGTCGACCAATTAAATTTGGGTTTGCCGTCGAACTATACAAATGGTGAACATCGTATTGTTGGTATGGGTTTTGAGGTCGTTAACACGACTAGTCAGTTGAATGTTCAAGGACAAGCAACTGTCTATCGTCAAGCGGCCCCCCCCCCTACTACAAAACGTACTGCCACCTATGCTAATTCGATTGCGACTATTACAGGCACTTATGATACTTACAGGTTACCACAACCACCGGGTACACTTGCGCAGGCTTAACTACT